GTGGAGTTGGTTCTTAAACTTGAACAGAAATTAAAACTGATTGAGTTGGGTCTTACTCTTGCGTATGATACTAAAACAAACTATGAAGATATCTTTGCACAAACAAGAATGTGGGATTCTCTAATCTACAATTATTTGTTTGAACGAAATATTATTGTTCCACCAAAGAGTAACAATAGTAAATCATCTGCATTTGAAGGTGCATATGTTAAAGAAGTGCAAGTCGGCAAACACGATTGGGTTGCTTCTTTCGACTTGAATAGTTTGTATCCACACTTGATGATGCAGTATAATATTTCACCAGAAACCCTAATTGAAGTAAGTGATTACGACAAAGAGATGCGAGATGTTATTTCTAAAGGCGTTTCTGTTGATAAAATGATTGAACAGACTGTTGATACATCAAAACTATCTGGTGCTACAATCACACCGAATGGTCAATTCTTCCGTACTGACAAACAAGGTTTCTTACCTAAGATGTTAGAAGAGATGTATATTGACCGAAGTAAATTCAAAAAACTGATGTTGAAAGCAAAACAAGAGTATGAGAATGAAAAAGATGAGTCTAAGAAAAATGAGATTAATAACCGAATTGCAAGATATGATAATCTACAACTTGCAAAGAAAGTTTCATTAAACTCCGCATACGGTGCTTTAGGTTCACAGTATTTCCGTTTCTATGATTTGAGAATGGCACTTGCAGTTACACTTGCAGGTCAATTGTCTATTCGTTGGATTGAAAAACATCTCAATTCTTATATGAATAACCTATTGAAAACGGAAGAAGACTATGTTATCGCCTCGGATACAGATTCGATTTATCTTAAGCTTGGTCCACTTGTTGACAAAGTGCATAAAGACAAGACAGATACTAATAAAATTATCGCCTTCATGGACCGTGTCTGTGAGGATAAGATTCAACCATCTATTGATGAGAGCTACAAGAATCTTGCTGACTATGTTCATGCGTTTGCCCAAAAAATGCAAATGAAGAGAGAGGCATTGGCAGATAAAGGTATATGGACTGCCAAGAAGAGATACATTCTTAATGTGTATAACAACGAAGGCGTTGCATACAATGAACCGCACATGAAAGTTATGGGTCTTGAAATGGTCAAGTCATCTACTCCATCTGCTATTCGTGAGAAGATGAAAAAGTCTATTAAGATTATGATGCAAGGAACTGAGAATGATATTCACGAATTCATTGCAGATTTCAAAGTGAATTTTAAGAAACTTCCTGTTGAAGATATTTCTTTTCCAAGAGGCTTGAATGGTCTGAAAGATTATGCTGATTCAGTTATCATGTACAAGAAAGGCACACCAATTCATGTTAAGGGTGCAATTCTATACAATCACTATCTTGTGAAAATGGGTCTTGATAAAAAGTATCCAAAGATACAAGAAGGTGAGAAAGTTAAATTTACTTACATCAAACAACCAAATCCTTTCAAAGATATGGTCATTAGTTATCCTGGCAGATTGCCTGTTGAGTTTGGTCTACAAGAATATATTGATTATGATTTACAGTTTGACAAAGCATTTATCGAACCAATTAAAGTTGTACTAGACTGCATGGGTTGGACTACTGAGAAACAAAACAGTCTGGAGAGTTTCTTTGGCTGATATTAGAGTTATCAGAACAGGCATCAATGTGTCTAAGATTAAATCTCAATTGGAAAAGTATAAAGAAGATTGGGGTAATCAAAAACAGATTGATGGTGCTCAGCAAATCGATCCTGACTTTCATCGGATTGAAGCTGGTGTGTTGCAGTTAGTAATGGGTGCAATATCTAAAGCTGGTGAAATGGTTTATAATACTGAAATTTGTATTAAAACTCCTTCTTACGATAAGCACACCGAGATAGTAAAGTTTATGAAGAGACATTTTCATGCACACTCTCGGTGTGGTTTCTTATCTTTACCTGTTGGTGAAATTGTTGGAAGTCATATAGACCAAGGAACTTATTATAAAACTAAAGACCGATATCATTTGTCTATACAAGGAAGATATAAGTATCATTGTGGTGATGATGAAGTGATTGTTGAACCAGGAACTCTATTATGGTTTGATAATAAGAAATCACATGGTGCAGAGAATGTAGGTGATGAAGTACGAATAACATTTGTTTTTGATGTACCACATAACAAGAGGAATCCATGATACAAGTTTTCTTTCCATTCGTTACAGCGATTGGTTTGTCAGCCGTTGCGGCCTATTATTCAGTAATAGGTCTTGCACAGATATTTCCGGGTTCATTTTGGCCTATTATTCTTATGGGTTCAATACTTGAAGTTTCAAAATTGGTGACAGTATCATGGTTGTATAACAATTGGAAAGAAACTGCACGGATGATGAAATACTATTTTTTAGTTGCTATCATTTTATTGATGACAATTACTAGTATGGGTATTTTTGGTTATCTTTCGAGAGCGCATATTGAATCAAACATTGTAGTCGGTGCAAACTCAACTGAATTAAAAACAATTGAGACACAAGAGAAGATTGCTAAAGAAAGATTGGATTATTTACTCGCAAGAGCAAAAGACCCATCTACTGCAAGCAACAAACTAGACAAACAAATACAAGAGACACAGGCAGAGTTGAAGAAACTATCTACTGAAAAGTTGCCATTACTGAAAGAAGAAAATCAGTTAATGGCAGAAGTGGGTCCAATCAAATACATTGCCGAGATTTTCTATACAAAAGATGACCCAAGCTTCATAGATAAAGCTGTCCGCTTAGTGATATTTACTATCATCATTGTATTTGACCCACTTGCCGTTTTACTATTGATTGCGGCAAATCAAACCTATAAAAAACTAAAACAAGAAGAAGACTTACCTCAAATTACTCCTAAGAAGGTAAAGAAGAAGAAAGTGCTTGACACCAGCCCTGTTATTAGTGTAGAATCCTTTATGGACAACGAGATTATTCCTAAACACAAGATTACCAAAATGGATGGAGGTTCTTTTTAATGAGCAGTTTACTAGACAAACTAAAGAAAAATTCTTCAATTAAAGATAGTGCGATTTTATCTAAGTCGAAATTCTTTACTGAGAAGGATATGGTACCAACAGATGTACCAATGATTAATGTTGCACTCAGCGGCAAACTAGATGGAGGCATTATTCCTGGACTCACAATGTGGGCAGGTCCATCTAAACACTTTAAAACGGCATTTAGTCTCCTGATGGCTAAAGCGTATATGGACAAATACAAAGATGCCGTTCTTTTATTCTATGATTCAGAGTTTGGTACTCCAGTCAAATACTTTGAGACATTTCAGATTGATATGGACCGAGTATTGCATACACCATTGACTGACATTGAACAGTTGAAGTTTGATATTATGCAACAATTGGCGGATGTGAATCGTGGTGATAAACTTATCATCATTCTTGATTCTATTGGTAACTTGGCATCGAAGAAAGAAGTTGAAGATGCACTAGAAGGTAAATCAGTTGCTGATATGTCCCGTGCTAAACAAGTTAAGAGTTTGTTCCGCATGGTAACACCACACTTGAACATCAAAGACATTTCAATGGTTGTTGTTAATCACACATACAAAGAGATTGGTATGTTCCCGAAAGATATCGTTGGTGGTGGCACAGGTTCTTATTACTCTGCTGACAACATCTACATTCTTGGCAGACAACAAGAGAAGACTGGTACTGAAATTACTGGTTACAATTTTATTATCAATGTGGAGAAGTCTCGCTATGTTAAAGAGAAATCTAAGATTCCTATTTCGGTCTCCTTCGATGGTGGTATTCAAAAGTATTCTGGCTTGGTCGACATTGCGATTGATGGTAATTTTATTTCTAAACCATCACCAGGTTGGTATGCAAAGATTGACCAGAAGACTGGAGAGATTGGTGACAAAGTTCGCTTTGATGCCACACAAACTGATGAATTCTGGAAGCCTTTACTTAAAGATGAGAAGTTTAAAGAATTCGTAAATCAAAAATATGGGATTGCATATGGAAACATTATGGGAGAAACTCCTGTTCTGGAAGAAGAAATCTCCGAAGATGCTTGAACAAGGCGTTGATTTTCATTATGTAGATTTGGATCTTGATGATTCTAAATTAACAGGTATTGCTTTGATGGTAAAAGGATATGAAAATGTCCTTTACCATTATCACAAGGCAAAAGTTGTTGAAGAAGGCGAATTTGCAAGACTACAATTTGGGTATACAATTATTAATCCTGGTGAACACGACATAGATGTGTTGACAAAAGATGAAAACTTGCATACAATTATGGGTGATGTACTCACTTCAATATTAACGGCACAAGCAAATGAACAGATTAGAACAGACGATTCTGAAGAATTTAATTTATAATGAGGAATACTCAAGGAAAGTATTACCATTTATTCGTCCGGATTATTTCTCTGATAACATAGAGAAGACAGTATTCAAAGAAGTATTTGATTTCACCAATCACTACAAGAATCCACCAACACATGAAGCTCTTGTAATTAATTTTACAGAGAAGAAAGATGTATCAGATGAAGTTGTTAAAGGTGCGATTGAACTACTCAATGAATTAAATCAAGCAAAAGAAGAACCAACAGAGACTCCATGGTTAATTGACCAAACTGAAAAGTTTTGCCAAGATAAGGCAATTTATAATGCAATCATGGAGTCTGTTGGTATTCTCGACAGCAAATCTCACAACAAATCTAAGGGTGAAATCCCACAGTTATTGAGTGATGCACTTGGTGTTTCATTCGACAATACTGTTGGTCACGATTACATCAATGATTCTGATGCTCGATATGAAGCATATCACAAAGTAGAATCTCGCATTAGATTTGACCTCGACCTCTTCAACAAGATTACTAAAGGCGGTCTGCCAATTAAAACACTAAACATAGCTCTTGCAGGTACTGGTGTTGGTAAATCTTTGTTCATGTGTCATGTGGCATCTGGTTGTTTATCACAAGGTCACAATGTTCTGTACATCACAATGGAAATGGCAGAAGAAAAGATTGCTGAAAGAATCGATGCAAATTTGCTAAATATAGATTTGAATGAGTTGCACACACTTAGTAAAGAAGACTATGAAAGAAAGTTTTCTGCATTGAAGAGTAAGACACATGGCAAACTAATCATCAAAGAATATCCAACTGCAAGTGCTAGTGTTCTACACTTCCGTGCATTGTTGAATGATTTGGCGATTAAGAAGAATTTTAAACCTGATATCATCTTCATTGACTATTTGAATATCTGTTGTTCTGCCAGAATTAAACCTGGTGCGAATGTAAACAGTTATTCATACATCAAGTCTATCGCAGAAGAGTTGCGAGGTCTTGCAGTAGAAAATGCTTTACCAATTGTAAGTGCGACACAAACAACAAGGTCTGGTTTCTCTTCATCGGATCCTGGACTAGAAGATACAAGTGAATCGTTTGGTTTGCCTGCAACGGCAGACTTTATGTTTGCGTTAGTGAGTAATGAAGAACTTGAAGCATTGGGTCAGATTCTTGTTAAACAGTTGAAGAATCGTTATGGTGATCCAAATGATTACAAGAGATTTGTTTTGGGTATTGACCGTGCAAAGATGAGATTGTATGATGCAGAACCATCCGCACAGGCTGATATTGTAGATGCTGGGCAAGAAGATAAACCACTAAACACTTTTGGTAACAGAGAGAGTAAGTTTAAAAAGAACTTTGAAGGAATGAAAGTATGACAGATAAAAAAGTGCTTAGTTTAATTACTAAAGAACAGGTTCAACGAGAAGATTATAAGAAAGACTTGCTTGAAATCATAGATAATTTTCGTCAAATGATTGTTGATGATGAGATTGTAGAATTTGCCATTTCATCTTTAGATGTTGAGGGTGAAGTTGTGATTACAACCTGTTGCAAAGATTTCCTTGGTGGTATTGGTCTATTTGAAATGGGCAAACACACTTTAATGATGCAATCATCTTACGACTTTGAATGAACTTAAATCAATATTTACTTGACAATCGTAATCAGAATGGCGTTCCAATTCTGAATGAACAACAATGGTCTGACATCAATGCACAATTTGATAAAGAGACCATTGTTGCAGCCTTGATTGATATCATTGTTAAAACAAAACCACCTTGCCCACTAAGAGACATATCTTTTGCAGATAT